AAATCATCAATCTCACCTGCTGCTCCACCGCCAGAAGCATCTTGACCTCCACCACCGCCACCTCCAATTGCTACAACTCTAGCCTTACCTCCACCTGTTACAGTAAAATCACCTGATGCAGTAAAGACATGATATTTATACACACCAATAGTTTTTGTTTCATTACCACCAGAAGCATTTAACTCACCCTCTCCAGTAGAAACGCCACCTGCAAAGTTGGTAAAAAGAAGTTGATGGATTCCTGTCATATTTAACTCACATTTCCTGTAATAAAACATCCTCTTGGTGTTACATAGAGGACAGTTGCAACTCCATTAGTTGCTAAAGTAATATTTGCTGTTGCTGCTTCTCCTCCTGCTATAAATGCAGTCGCTGCTGCTGATATAGTTGTAACTGCCGCAGCAGTTTTTCCTCCATATGGGGTGTTTACTAAAGTAAATACAGTTCCAATATCTGCGCTTATAGGTAAAGTAAAAACTTGTGTTGAAGAAGCTGTCCCCGCAAACAAAATAAAATTACCATTATCTAAAGCTGAAGCAGTTGCTGCCGCCCCAGTAAAGAGCCTAGAACTTGGTATTGATCTTAAAGAACCATCTACATCAGAAAACCCACCTCCTGCTGAAGCTGCGCCTATAGTTGATAAACTAGAATCTAATGTAACTGCTCCTGTTACTTTAAAAGTTCCTCCAACAGAAGCATCACCTCCAATAGATAAGGCGTTTAACACTTCCATAGCACTTGCACTACTAACAGCAGAAGTTACAGCCGATCCATCGGTGTAAACCATCGCTGCACCTCCAGCGGGTACTGTTTGAGTATTAAATAAATTTGTTCCTGCTGCTGTACCGTTTCTTACTGAAACATCTACAGTGAGCGTATTATTTATAAGATAACTTTTTTCAACAGTAGGTAGAAGTAAGACATGACCTGCTGTTCCTGTTCCAACTAAGTTTAAACGAAAGTTTCTTCCAGCCTGCAAAGCATTTGAATCAGTTAATGTTACAGATGCAGTTGGTGCGTCATTGGCAAAAGTAACATCAGTTGTTCTTGCGATAGCTTCTTCAATAGCAGAAAGATTATTATTAGTTATAGTTCCCCATGCTCCAGAGTTTTCCCCTGTTCCCATGAGTTGAATTTTTAAATCTGGTGACGCTGACGAAGCCATAATGTTCTCCTATGCTGCTTCTATTATATCCCAATTGGGGGTTTGGTCTGTATCTACTTCCCCCCACACTAATGTTGTACCTGATGTTCCAAACCCTGAAACTCCTAATGTAATCTCTACCCTTGCATCTGCGTTAACAAGAAAGTCTCCTAATTCAAATGTTCCAGATAAACCTGTTATTAAAGCACTAGCATTTCCACTAACTGAAGGTGCTCCTAAAAATCCTGTTGCTGATACTCCGGTTACATCAACAAATTTACCAATAACCGTAGATACATTGCTTAAAGAAGCAGCGGCACTGGCTCCATCTACAGACACTTCTATTACTGGCGATCCATAGCCGTTTCTATTCCAAGTGCCAGAACCCCAGCCGATAAAGGATTCGCTAGAAGGCATTTTAAGCTATTCTAATAATTGCAGCTGCACTTGTTGCCGCAGGAAATACTATTGTAAAGTCACCTGCCGTTGACGTTTTAGCTCCGCCAAAATCAAGCACAGCAACAGCAGCATTAGTTAAAGTAGTTCCAGCATTATTAGATGTAAACGGAGTGTTGTTGTATATTAATGCTCCGTCTGAAGTTAGAGTAACATTTAAAAAAGTTAAATCGCCAAAATCTACAAAGCCTGATGTAGATCCTGACGTTACTCCAACCACTGTCAACGCAGAACCTGTAGCTACATAGTTAGTTCCTACACATTCGCCTGCCGTAACAAACCCAGTTGTAGAAGCATTTAATGTTGCTCCAGATGAATACAGAGCAAGTTTAAACGTACTAGCTGCACTTGTACCTGTTGGATGAAAATTGTGCATACTTAACATTACTTCTTGTTTAAATGAAGTACACATTGCTTGTGTAATTGCCATATCTAACTCCCTATTCGTCTAAAATTTTTATTAACTCAGGATGCCCTGCTTGCCTAAACTTGTGTGCTAATGTTGTGTTGTTACTGCTTATAGCTTCTTTCATGTAGTGAACTATAACTTTTCTAATATTTTCTTTAAACGCTTCAGCTTGTTCTCTGATAACAGGATGTGTTTGACTGCCAACAGATATAATTTTATCCACAGCTCTTTCAGATATTTCTTCTGGGGTAAAGCCTCTATTAGAAGTTGTGTAAACTTTTACGTTTCCACCTAATAACGCTGATGTGCTATTTCCTATCATTTGACTTCATACCTCGCTTGTTCTGTTCTATACATATCTTGTCTATTTTTACCTTCACTTAATTGTTTAAGTAACGATAAGCTCTCATTATACCGGGCTGTATAGTTTGCTAAAACATCAGGTTCTGCTTTCATAAAAGTAGCAGCTTCTAGTAAAGCCCCGTATAATAACAACGAATCAAAATTATCCCCAAGCCATGATGTGCCTGCGGCTACAATAGACTCTGGATAATAAAAGTAGTGCAACTCTGTTGAGTAGTTTTGATCTGGTGTTGGGCCTACTATATATGTATCATCATCAAACAAAGCATAATGTGTAGGAGTTGCTGTGTCTGTTGGAATTGGAAATGCTTCTCGAATAAAACTAACATCTTTATTTAAAAGATAACTATAAGCTCCTGTAGTAGGATCAATTACAGCTAAAGAAAAATTAGCCAACCAATCTGAAGGAGTTTTTAAATATTGATTGCTTGCTGTTAAAGACCCTAGTACATTCTTTCTAAGATTTAAAAGTTGAACAGAGTTAAACACACGTTGCTCAGTTTGTTCGATAAATGTATTAACTTGTTCAGTGCTGGTTAAAGAAATAGAATTACCAGCACTATCTGTAAAAGAAGTGTCAGGGAAATCGTTTTCACAATACCCTTTTATAGTTTCATAAAGAGTAGCGTAATTCATTATGCAAGCCTAGTTGAAGACTTATTACCTTTTGTAGCAGCCCCAGATCCCCGCGTTACAACTGTTTGCGTATTTGGTACGTTATTCGGATACCCGTCAACTTTAGGCACAGGAACTTGCTCTGGTTGTTTATAAGTATTAGTATCATTTTTCATATATTTCTCCTAAGAAATTTCTATTACTACGTTGCCTACACCTGTACTAGCAACTAAACTATTTGGTAATCCTAATTCTAAAGGATCTGCAAACCCTACGGGGTTAAATCCATACTGAAAGTTCCTAGACTTTGATGAAGGAAATCTAGTTAAATCAGGCCGCGGATTACGAACTGCTTGCGGATCTTCTACTGGATACAACCCTAATGATAACTGAGGTTGATCTTTTTCCCAACATATAGGACACACAAAAATATTTACTACATTATTTTTAATTGTTAAAGGTTTTAATTCTTTTAACTTATATCTAAATCCACATCTATCACATTCTGCAATAGTATGTCTACCGGAACTAAATCTGTTACTCATAATTAGGTAATAAACATTTGTCGTGGAACAAGTCTATCCGATGCTTTTTCACGATCTTCTCCTGCAGCAAGCTCCCATGTTTCATCATACATACTCTTTAATAAAGTTAAACGCTCCATACCATTAGGAACTTTTAATGCTAAGTAATAAGCAAGTCCTGCTGTTAAACATGGTAAAAATCTAAAAGGTACATCAAAACTTACAGCCCCGGTAGATGCGTCTTGGATTCTTCTCATTCTCCAATACACAAAAGTATAAAAACTACTTCGATCAGGTACAGGCCATACATTTATATTTGGAGCCTGTGTTCCTGTAGGACTAGTAGTTCCAGATTGTCTATCAATATAAACTTGAATTGGTCTACCTTGATTTAATTTTGATGGAATGCTTGCGTAAGTAGAAACACTTATTCTGGAAATTGTTAAATCTGACTGATTAGAAACACTACCATCATTTGTTCTAATAACATGTTCTAATAAATCAACAGTATCTACAGGCAAATCATATTGTCCTGTACCCGCTGTCAAAGATATAGACCCTTGTTCAACAGTCCATAAATTAATTCCTCTATTAGCCCAATCTGCAAATAATAAGTTTAAAGAACGCCTTGCGGTTTTTAAATCATATCCGGTGCGTAACTCAGAACCTGCACGTTCAAATGCTTCTTCAACAATTTCTGTTAAATTAAGATCAAAACTAGAAGTACCTGAAGTTGTCATTAAGATTTCCTATATGCTTTTGTTTTCTTTGCTATTTTTTTCGGTTGAGCCACATATTGTTTACCTTGTTTCTTACCTTTTCGCTTAGCTCTACTAGTTGCTCTATACTCTGCATCAGATAATGAGGCAATTGCTTTAGCTGGTAAGTACCTTTCGCCTGTAGCTTTTTTACCTTGTGTGCTAGGTTTTCCACTTTTTGTTTTCCATTTTTGTTTTGTCCAATTCTTTAAAGATTTTTGTGATTTAGCTAAAGCCATGTATTGTCCTATCTAATATCTTAGTTTCGCCAACCCTCCATTTACAAAAGGAGAAGCCATTGATGCAACGCTAGAAGGAGCAGAAGCAGTAGAAGGTGTATTATTAAATGTGGATTGTATAGGGGCAGGAGCAAGACTAATAGGAGTTTGATAAAACTGTTGCCCTGCAATAACAGGGGTAGGCCCTGCAATAACAGGGGTAGGAGCTAAGTTTATTGTAGCTGCTAACGGATCATTTAAAGGCATTCCGGTAGGTTGCATTCTAGGCTGTGGTGTAAAACCACTTAATGGTTGAATAGTTGAAGTCGCAGGACGATTTGCTATATTAATACCCGCTAATCCAGTTGTAAACGAATCTTGATTTAAGTTAATGTTTGAATTTAAAATGTTATTAAGTTCTGCTTCAGACGGAGCATACCCCATCTCTTGCTCAAACATTTCAGCAGCACGGTTTCCAAACTCTCCACCTGTAATAGCTGTTTGTCTAAACGTAGTCGCATCTTGAATAGCATCAGGATTTTCATCTCTGTAATACTTATACGCTTGTAAACTAGGATCTCGACCTAATACATTTTGAAATTGTTTTACAGTGTTATCACTTCCTAGTTCTGGAATAACTGATTCAAAATATTTTTGAGCTTCGCCTTCATCTAAAGTTGCACCAACAGCTTTTCGGGCTTTCATAAAATCCCCATACTCAGTTGGAGCTGCGCCAAAAACATCTTGATACGCTTGAAATGCCCCTGACTGTGCAGCATTAGGGTCTTGCATCATTCCTGTAAATAATTGTTGTCTTTCGTTTGCATCTATAGAATCTCCAAACTCTGCTTTATAGTACGCTATATCATCAGCGGTTGCGTCACGCCCTAATACATTTTGATAAATCTCTGTTAAGTTAGAGCCAAAATCAAAAGCATCAGGCACACTTCCATCGGACGCTCTTGTACCAGACATAGCTTGCTCTTCTGTTATCATGTTTCCTGTATCCGCATCACGGTAAACAGTTTCTGTTACCCCCATACCTAAAGGTTTTTCTTCTGTAGTGTATGTATTAGCAGGAGCAGAACTTTCAACAGGAGTAGTAGCAGGAGCAGAACTTTCAACAGGTGCTGCAACAGGTGCTGCAACAGGTGCTACAGGAGCAGTATATCCGGGTACAGAAACCATTTCATTAGTTAACGAAGCAGCTTCTCGAGCGTCTAACTCCGAACCAAATCTATTAGCGTGATAATCTAATTCTCCTTGAGATGCAGGTCTACCATAGTTGTCAATATATAATTGATTAATTGCTTCGAGACTCATTAACTTTTATACCCCCCGCCAGATTTTTTGTAGGACGAGGCGAGTAACTGCGCTTTACGGGCTGACCACTGACCGGGGCGACCTCCCTTTCCACCAGCTTTTATCTGGTTGAATAAGCGTTTACGAAGGGTGGGCTTCGTGTAATTACCCGCCTCATTGACCTTTGATTTAGCTTTCTTTTTGACAGAGCCGCCGTTCTTAAGTTTCTTTAATTTAGATTCTTCAACGGCCCCCATCCCACGACTTGGCATCATGCTATCTGTTTCCCTTTAGTTTTTCCTTGTCTAGCTATACCATCTATACTCTTTTTCTTAGTGACTTTTTTCTTACCGCCAGCCATAGCCATTTTAGCTTTAGGTTTATTAACTCCACCACCTATAGCCATCTTAGCTTTAACAGGGCCACCGCCTACAGCCATTTTAGCTTTAACTTTACCGCCGCCCATCATTTTGCCTTTACCATCACCAACAAAAGTAGGTTTACCAGTAGCTGTATTCATAGGCATGCCGCCAGCTTTATATCCTTTTTTCATCATACCTCCGCCTGTCATTCCCATTTTCTTTTTCATTCCCATACCTTTCATAACATTACTCCTTGTATAAATTATTAAAAGTTACTTCTGGATCTGTATAACTATCATCTTGTTCTGCACAGTGTGTCCATTGACTTGGTTTAAAATCTGGGGCGCCCTCTCCTGTAATCCAATACGCAGGGCTTGTTACTCTTACTCTATTGTTAGGTAAGGCTACTACATTGCCTTTCCATTGTCCATCAGTCAGCACCATAACATGACTCTGTTTGTGTTGGGCTGGGTCATCTGCGACTTCGCTTTCGGTGTAGTCCACAGTGAAGAGATATCTCGATTGATGAAACTCTCCTGCGATTTTACATAGCCACGGGCTTGGTTTGCATCTGTTAAGTTCCACAATTGAGTGGTTGTGTGACGGGCAATCCCACGGTTGAGCGAGGTGTGTTTCCATTCTTTCCGGCCATTCTTCCACCGCAATGTCTCCAACCAACCCAGTGATGGGCATCCTTGCCCACATTGCTCCCCCGTGTACATTCTCTTGGCTCCCGTCATCTGCTTCACATCCTGTGAAGATAATTTGGAAACTGAGGCAGCGATCTGGCATGGTTGTAACAGCCACTGCCAATCCGTGAACAAACTCCCCGTGGTAATTTTGATGCCCATTTGTAAACTCTTTCCTAACCCAACATTTAAAATACGGTATATTACTTATTAAGTGCGCCACCTTACACTCCTCTTTTTTATTTACCCCAAAAAAATTGTTGTACTGTAATTACAAAAGCGGCAACAGCCCCTCCTGCACCCGCTGCCCATATTAAAGTTCTCCAACCGCCTTTAGCTTCCGATAGCAGTTTGTCTATATTATCTACAGACTTTTTAATCTGTTCAATATCGGCTTTCATCTCATCCATATCATCTTGAATATGTTTGATCTCATTAGCCTGAACAGCTACTTCACTTTTAATATCTGTATCCATTAACACTTCCACCTTTTTCTAGCTTGTCGTAAACGACTGTTAGGGTCTTTAGCTGCTTTAGGAAATTGTTTCATTTGTCCAGCAGAACGAGCGCAGAAAGACTTACGTCTTTTAGCATCCTTAGAACCTTTTTTAACGCTACCCGTAACAGCAGTCTTTAACTTAGAACCGGGGTTAGCTTTGCGATAAGCAGCTACTCCCTTCTTAGTCATACCAGCCCCCTGTTTAGTCTTGCGAAAATTGCCAGACTTTACAGAGGTTTTGATACCCATTCCTTTAGACTTAGCCACAATATAACGTCAAGCTAGTAATATTACTTAATGTAACAATTGCAAAATTGTTAGTATTACTGCCTGTAGTTAACACTCCGTTTTCTGGAATAGTCAGATGACTAGACTCAACAATACCTGCAGGAGAATTTATCTCAAGAATAGGTAATGTACTGTTATCATCTCTAGTAACTGTAATAGAACCTGCGGCTGTAGGTGCTGCATAGTTAAATGCTTTAATCCTAGTTCTAGGAAGAGCTATAGTATTGTCACCACCAAAACCAACTTGTATAGTTCCTACAGACGTTCCAGCAGCAACAGCAAAGTTAGTTACCTCTGCAAAATAGTTAGTAGTAAATACAGTTACTGCACTTTCTCCACCTGCAAGGGTTTCAGTTACTGTTGACGCTCCTAAGTCACCAACTACAAATCCTGAGATATTATAGTTAGTACCAGAATCATCACCCACACTATTTTGAACAGCTACTTTATACCCAGCACCGTTTCTACTAGGAATACTTTTTAGTAGCGATATAGTACCTGTGGCCGTTGCTGATGCAAAATAAAAATTATTATCAGAGGAAGGTGTAATAGCAAATACATCTGATTGCATAATTTACTCCTCATTAAATAGTATAAAATCCACCAGCGGAAGCAGGTTGTCTGTATTCAACTGTAGCCACTGCATCCCCCAAAGTTCCTAAATTTGCCGCAGAAGCAGGGAAAAAAGTTCCTACAACTTGTAAATCTGTTAAACCTACATTAATTGACGCAGATGCCATCGCAGAGCTTCTTACATTTGCCACAGATGTAATGTCAGTGCTTCCTAAAAAGGACGCATCTGCTGTACCTGTTCCGATAACAAAAGTCGCTGCTGCACACGCACTCACAGCCTCAAAAACATTTAAATATACATTGGTAATTTGTGATCCAGCAGGTAAGGTAGCTATGACTGTTGAAGCGGTAGCCCCAACTACATCAACTCTTGCTGATTGAGACAACAAGACAGCACCCATATTATTTACATCTGTACCTACGGTAGTTCCTGTAGTGGTTTCAATAGTTCCACTTTGTACCTGTCCTAAAGAGGTAACGCCAGCATTTGATTTTACTGGTCCTGAAAAGGTAGTAGTACCCATTTAATTCTCCTTGTGTATTAGCACATTAATTATATCATCTCTAATAAGTCTGCTAGGTCAGTTGATATAATTTTAACCCTAGAAAACAACAGGGGGCCAAAGCCCCCTATCATTATGCTGCTCCCGGTGATCCAAACATTCCAAGCGGATCGGAAAATCCAAAGGAATATCTTTCACGAGCTTTATAGCGCACATTACCCGTATCAAAGTCTCCATCCATAGATGTATTCATTGGGGAACGAACAAAGTGCTTCAAGCCATTCGGTATATCGGTTGTTAAGAACCAAGCATCTGTATCTGTTAAATAATGATTAACAGCGTATCCTTCTGGAATAGCTCCATTAGTTTTAATCGCGTTTAGATCATTATCAGCAGTAGACACACGTAAGTCAGTTTCTAACAAACGAGTTGCAACAAACATCAATGCTGGTGGAATAATTAACTTGCGAGGTTTAGCCGCAATTAATAACCCACGCTCATCTGTCCAAGCAGCTATTTGAATAACAGCAGCTTCGAGAGAAGTTTCATTTAAGTCAGCCGCAGTTGCAGGTTCATTAGAATTAGTTCCTCCGTTTACCAATGGGTGTGCTGTAGAGAATAATTCTACTCCGTCACCGCCAGTAAACGCAGAATCAAATCCATTATTAAGAACGGATGCTGCTTTAACTTGCTTAGTATATGCCATACCACGAGCAAGAGCTTTTGTATAACGCGCAGAAAGCGAATCGTACAAATTATCTTCAACTGCTTCTTCGGTTATTGAAAACCCTAAAGCAATTGTTTCGTGTGTATAACGAGCTGTGAACGCTTCTTGTGCATTGTCATAAGAAATAGCTGCGCCTTCAGACTTTACAGGTGCTTGACCAAAGCCAGAAAGTTTTGTCTCTTCTTCAAATGAACGCTCCGAAGTTTCTGTTTCATAAATCTCCTTATGCTCTTCACCGTATTTGGTATATTCAAGACCAAACAAAGCATTTAAGCCCGGAAGGAGTTCCTTTAGTAGTTGCGAACGTGATATTGCCATTTAAAAATCTCCTTAAATACCTAGATTGTTCTCGGATGAAAGAACACTGAAGTTAAACTTAACAATGAACTCAGGGAAAGCATCACCCTCTGTACCAGCAACAACCTCAACAATTCTCATTGCTAAAGTTTCTGTTACAGCGAGTGAACCACCATTACCACCGACAACAAGGTTTATACCTGAAAGTCCAGTAGAGGTGCTTTGAGCTTCAAAGTTACCTAATGCTGCGTTTTTACCAACAGCACCAGCAAAGCCAGAACCTGCTGTGCCACTATTAAATGATCCTAATGCAGCGCTACCTTGAATTTGATATAGCTGTCTTGGATCATCATTGACTCTAACAAATATATCTGTAAAGCCAGCAGTAGTAGCATTAGCTGGTAAATGCTGTGCAAACTGTTGGATGCCGTTAGCATCAACATATCTACATCCAACACACACTCCCATAATACCGGCAGTAGCGTTGGTAGATGTTCCTGTAAATTCAACCGCTACAGGTGTAGCTGTACGAGCCACAGGCAATCCAGCAGTTGTTAAAGCGATAACATCACCAAAAAACATTCCAGCCGTATTATTAGCTTTGACTGGGTATTCTCTGATAGCGCCACCATGATTAGGCGTTCCACCAAGCATGTTGGTAGATCTTAGCCCGAAAGGGGAAGCAGTAGCTGCCATTTAATTTCTCCTAAAAGTTATTTAGTTCCTGATCCAAATCCTGCCCCTTTTGTAGTAGATGATTTTTTATCACTAAACAAAGGCATTCTTGGATCACTATTACGCATAAAGTTGTTATCAACAGAATCTATTTGAGCTTGGCTTTTATCTTTAAAATACTCTGTTCTAGCTTCAACCATATCTTCAGGTATACTGCAGAGCATTAAACCACCAAGTTCAACATTACCGTTAACATCACCAGTTAATCTTAACTCTGGATAGTCGTCTGCTTTTACAGGCTCCCATCCTTCTCTATTTTTCTTAGACACATTACTCTGTACAGATTCTCCAAGCACATGCGTAGCAATCCAACGATGCTTTATGCCGGGACGTTTATTAGGTACGGGTAATGAACTAGAAGGCGTGTATACAGCACGAGTTTTAGTTTCACGAGTATTTGAACTTCTTGATTCACGACTATTTTTTGATGACATATTAAGACTCCGAATTTAATTTAAGGACTTCTCTAGCGTACTGTTCGTTTGATAACCCCAACCGCTTTGCTATTGCTGTTTGAGATTTTGTCAAAGTAATTTTCTTTTTACCCGTTGTACGAGAGGGTGCGGCTACCACAGTAGCTGGTTTTGCTTTCGGTTCTTTCCGTGCATCTCCAAAATAATCTGGAAATTCATTTCGCATACGAGAATCAACATCCTCGTAGTAATTTTTCGTACCAACTGCAACACCTGAGTTGACTAACGAATGATGCACCTGCATTGCATAATCAGTCATGTGTTGATTTGAGTTAAACCACGGATTCCGTGTTTGCCATTTAATATCATCATCACTTAACTTAACCGCATTTTCAGGCGTTTGTCTATTATATACCTGATTATTAGGTTCTTGTAAAGCCTGTGGCTTAAAATATTTTGCTTGCTCTTCTTTAAACTTTGCTGAAGCTAAATTTTCTTGGGCTTTAATAATCTCATCAGTATCATAATTTTCCTGTGCTGCACGAAGTTTTTGCCTTGCCATTTCTAATTCCATGCCTGCATTAGAATTTAATACTTCGCCGTACTGCTTAGCTCCAGAGTTATATTGATTACGAAGTTTTTTATTTTCTTCGTATAATTGTGCAGTTAATGTTGCAGCCTCATCTTTTTCTCGTTGAGCTGCTTCTTTAGCTCGACGCTCATCATGCCTAGCTCGTGTCAGTTCTTTCATCCGTCGTTGAACTTTGTCGCTGTACTCGGCAATCTCATTGTCTGATGGATCTTCTACAGAAACAGGTCTTCTATTTTGATCTTCTTCAGGAGTGTCATCAACAATCTCTAAGTCAATATCACTTTCTTCAACAAGTTCAACTTCTTCTGTTTCTTCTACGTTTTCTATTTCTTCATTATCTTTAACAGCTTCATTCATGTCCTACTCCTTTTAAGCACGAGAGTAACCTCGTGGATCTTCTACAACTGCTTCAACCTGATCGTCGTTAAGTATTCTAAATTCATTACCATGAACTTTAAATCTTGTACCTGAGTACAACCTAACTAGGATGAAGTCACCTTTTTTACACCACGGCCCGCTTGGAAACTTTTCTTTATCCTTATACGCTAAATCGCCAACCTCTACAACAAACAAAACAGTTGTACCAAACTCTTCTTGTTTCATTACAGCATCTGGTTTATAAATACCGGATTCACCAAAAGTATCTTCTATTTCTGGTAAAGCACAAAGAATACGCCAGCCTTGTGGTTTAGGTAATTGTTTTGCTTGAGTGTCGTCATTATCAGCCATCTGATTCCTCTACTTGTTTAGCAAGGCTAAGTAAGTGATCCTCTGCAGTGCGTAAGCCTTGAATCAGCCCACAGAGTTTTTGATATTCATCAAAACTTTTGCAACTACCTGATGTGACTGCATCAGAGTAGTGATTTATATCTTCTTGAATCTTAGCTTTCATAACCCTAGTAAAAGCATCTATCATTTAGGAGTCCTTTGACGTAAGTTATCTTTTGCTTTACCTATGTCTACTCCAACTCTTACTCCTTCAATTTCTCCTTTTAATCGAAGCTCATCTGCTTTAGCTGCGGCCTCAGCTAATATTTCTTTTTCTTTTAACTTTAATTCATCTGCTTTAGCGGCAGTGTCAGCAAGAAACTCTTTCTCTTTAAGTTTTAATTGTTCTGCAGTAGTGGCTGCATCAGCCATCATCTTTTGTTTCTTTAACTCAAACTCTGCTTTTTTCAAAGCAAGCTCTTGTTGCTGCATTTGAACAATAGGATCTTGAGCCTGTTGCTGAGCTTGTTGTTGTGCTGCTTCCTGTTGATTGACTGTTAGTAATCGTTTACCTGCTTCTGCTGCAAGACGAGAGACTTGTAGTTCAAGTTCTTCAGGCATATCCTCATCAGGCTTAGGAAGTGGAGCGCCTAACTGTTCTTCAATTTTATTTCTATATGCAAACGCTACGTGTTCTGCTATATGCGCCTGTAGTGCTGACATCATTTGATTTGCTTTAGGGTTTTGTCCCATAAGTTGTCGTATCTTTGGATCTTGCATAGCTGTCATGTGAACAGTTAAGTGTGCTTCGTGATCTTGATATATAAACGCTTTTACAGGTTTATCATTAATAATGTCCATATTCTCAGACACCGGATCACGAGGTTTATAATCATCTTCAACAGGAACTAACTTCGCTGCATTCTTAATACCTAACACCTCTAACATTTGTCTATGTAGTGCAGGTAAATCATAAATCTGTGGAGCGCCTTGTGCTAGTTGTATAACTGCTTGATACTGTACAACACGCTGTGACATAGTTGCAGCATTAGGATCACTTACAGGAATAATCTCTACTTCATCATAGTCTTCTTTTTTAGCTTGACGAGGTGCGCCTTTAGGATCGTATTCATATTCATCATCTGAATAGTCCTTAATAATATTTGCTAATAGTTGAAGTTCTTGTTTAAAAGAATAATGCACACGGGCTTGCACCGCAGACATTACCTTTAACATTCTTTCTAATAAAGCAAGGGTTGTTCCTACAGGAGCTTGTGCGCTCATGTCTGATATTTTCATATCCGCTGTAGACGCAAATCTTCTACCTTCTTCAACAATAGTTCCTAGTAACTGATACAGCGTTCCACTAGGTTCTTTATACGGAAGCGGAAGAATGTTATCTCGAATAGCCCCGGAACCTACATCTACATCACGAAACTCACCCGGAGCAATCGGAGTGTCATCTCCTTTTATACGTAACCCTCTAGCTTTTAAACCACCGGGAAGATTAGCTAAAGTTCCCGCATCAACAAGTTGACGCATAATACTAGTAGCAGATTTAGCAAAGCCTCCGATTAAATGGAATAATCCAAAGCCATACACACCGTATCCCGGTATATACATGTAGTGAACAAAGTGATTTCGTTTTGCTTTTGTATCATCATCCTCATAGAAGTTTCTACGAATAGCCAATACTTCTCCTGTACCTTCTACTAAAGTAACTACATATGGAATGGCTATGCCTGTAGGTTTGCCATCATCCTCATCTTCATACCCAACAATATCTAAATTAACATGGCTCTCATATAAAACATACCTATCATCGTTAGCACTAGAGAATCCTGTTTCCTGATCTTTCTTTTCTTGTAACTCATCTTTTATCTTAGGAGGATCGCCTAACTCTATATCTCTATAAAATCCTGCAACCTGCAGCTTTCTAATCTCGTTACTAGTTTTATACATACGGTGCGTAACACGTTCTGCTGTTTCAATACTTGACGCTCCATAAGAAATAATAATATCTTCTGCAGGAATAAATAAAGATGTCTGTCTTTGTAGTGAAGGATCAAAGTAAACTTTTTTAAAAGCTGATCCTGTAGCAGGCAGATTCCAAAGCATCCGTTCATGCTCTGTTCTAAACTCAGGCATACGTTCTGTTAACTCATAGTTTAAATCTTCTTTAACCCGTTTAGCTGCAGCATCTTTTTCTGCAGAGTCTTTACCAATAATTTTTGTTTTGACTGGCCCTTGTGCGGGGAAAGTCTCCATAATAGTTTCACTTTGAAAACGTACTACAGCTTCTGTAATCATTGGGTGAAATACTCCAGAAGCTCCACTCCACGGCTCTGTTCTTTCTTCGTACTTTAAGCCTAATAAAGTAATGCCTTCTTTGTAAGTTTGTTCCCAATCTTTTCGTGAACCTATATCACCTTTTATTTCTTCTAATAAGTCAGTACCAAGAAACTCTAGTTCATCCCCAGTTAAATCTTCAGCAAGGTTTTTATAAAAGTCTTCTTCTGCTTCAGCATCTGGATCAATAACTAATTCCATATCACCTGCACGTACAGTAACTTTCTCCGGGTCTTCAATCTCTATTTCTAAATCTGGTTCCCCTAGTTGATCTTTTATTTCTTCTTCTACTCCAGTCGGAGCTTGATATAAAGATTTTTCCACTGCCATAATATATCCTTAATAGTATGCGGCTCTTCTACTTGATTTAAAAAACTGAGGAGAGTCTGGCTCATCTGAAGGTAAAGTTATAAACCCCCCGTTTCTAAATCTAAGTAACGCTTGTGACATTGTATCTACATAGTCGTCATGTTCTCCAACTGGAAAACTAACAACCTCTTCAATTACATCTCTTGCCCATCTAGTATCCGGCGCCCATACAATACCAGAAGCAAACAAATCAGAAACTGCATTTACCCTAGATATCTTATCGTTACCACGACTTGGACTAAACTCATCTACTGGTATCCCCATTCTTCTAAACTCTTGTATTAGCGGTGCGCCTGCTGCTTTTTTCTCTACGAGAAACGAATCCGGTCGCCACTCTTTGTAATGCTTTAATGCAATTTCTTTTAATTCAGGAAACTCCATTCTATCTTTAAATGCGTCTAGTAATATAATACTAGGACGGTTGTGTTCTTCCTCATCATACCAAACTCCCCATGTAGTACAAGCAGAATAGTCGGCTGTTGTTTTTGCTTCGTGTGCTGTGTCCCAACTCTGGATTACAAAATCACAGGAAGGTGGATCATCCTTCTCCCAAATCTGCCAGCTCGTTCTTTTAATAAACGCAGAAGAGTCTGCTGTTGGCTGCTGCATATATTGTGCATTCCAAAATCTTGGATCAATAGCAGCTTTCTTTTGTTCTAATTGTTTAACAGGCCATTGCTCAGGCCAAAGACTTTTACCTGATGGCAGTATCGCAGGTAACTCAACTACTTCCCACGGATCAGCTTCTGGGTTACGCAGTTGAAAGTTCATTAACTTACCTGTCAAATCTATTAGACTCCACCTAGTCATAATAACTAGAATGGCTCCCCCCGGCATCAATCGTTGTAGCGGGCCTGTTTGAAACCATGACCACGCATTCTCAAATGTAGATCGACTGTTTGTTTGTATGTCTTGCTCTGAGTGCGGATCATCAATAACAAATAAATCCGCACCACGACCAGCTAACGCGCCGCCCACACCTACTGCGTAATACTGTCCTCCACTAGACGTTGACCATTTGCCTGCAGCTTTTTGATCTTCTGCTATCTGCGTATCAGGAAACACTTCTTTATATTCATCAGACACAATTAAGTTTCTTACCCGTCTACCAAAGTCTTCTGATAGTCCTGCAGTGTGGGTCGCCATAATTACTTTCTTAGTAGGATACTTTCCAAGAAACCATGCGGGAAACAAATAAGACGAGAACTCTGACTTACCCATACGTGGGGCAATATTAATAATGACTCTTTTCTTTTTACCGTCTGCTACATCTTTAAATATCTTTGCTAGTGTTCTATGATGCCCCCCTTCTTTGAATCCGGGGTACGCATAGTCAGCAAAACCTAGCATAGATTTTTTTGCTTTTTGTAGCTTATATCTTCTTTCCTGTTCTTCAAGTTCTTCTAAAAACTCTAGCTTTTGAGAAGAAGATAATGTAGCTAATAATTTATTTACGTCGTTTTCGCTTAGGTTTAGCATTTGGTTTTACGTCGGTCACATCTTTGATTACAGGTTTAGGCATTACTGCTTCTAGTGTATTTAACTTTTCTTTTATCTTTTTGTCTAACTCTGTATCGCTTATCTCAGCTTTTTTAATTTCTACTCTGTCTGTAAATAGTCCAACCTCTGTGACACGGCCTAGTAACTCTAAAGCCTTTAGCCGGATTCGAGCATCCGGGTGGTCTGTCTCTTCAAGGATCTTTGCAACTGTCATTCCTCTTAGTTCTTTTGCCTGCTCAACAAATGACCAGTCGTATGCAGTTAACATGCCTACTAATTTTTGTACGGCAGGAGGTGTCGTGAGTTTTGTTAGTGAAACTTTTGCTGTCTCTACNTTTGTGGAAAGAGAATGGAATGCCTCTCGTGCCTGAGTTTCTTGTGCCTGTTCTGTCACAGCTACATCAGTTGCTGCNCCTACAGAGTTTAGCCAATCGGCTGTATTGCTCTGCCCTTCAACTATTTGTTCTGGAGTAGCCTTACGTGTTGTAACGAAGTTACCTTTTGGATCATCAATAACTTTAGGTTCAGTAGTGTCATTTATTAAATGTTCAAACAAGCGAGTTCCCCTCGGGCGTAAATTAATTCTTGCATTACGATTTATGTAAGTGTATTCTATCTTTATGTGCTACGCAAGCACTGAGAATTTCATATGTTTATTCTCGTAGTCTCCTTTCTTATGGTTGTACATTAAGCCTCGTCTAGTCAACGAGGCTTTTTTTTGGCCGGGGGCTGTCTAATGTTTGACATGGCTTTACATTTTTTCTGAAATTTGTGCGGATTACTGTTATATACATATACACACAGCCCTGTGTATACGGGGTGGTGGGGGTGGGGTGGGGTATTGATATTGATGAAGCCCCCGTAGAACAGACGACCGCTATACCCCTTATGGTATACTGTAAGGGTGATTAAGAATTAATTCGATCACAGCCGTGCCGTGTAACAACTTGTTACACGGCTCAATCAATTTACAAGGAGCAACAAACATGAAAAAGAAAGCAATTGCAGTATTCGTAGCAACACCAGTAGTTAAACAAAATCATGCTTTGACTACAGCTTGCATGAACGTAGAGATACACAGCGACAAAGTCGATGAAAATAGACAGATTCTCAAGGTTGCAGTCGAGAAGAGAACGTCTTATGCGAGTCAACTTGATCTTATTGCTACACATATTGCACCAGTATTATGTGAGAGAGCAACCAAGAAGAACCCAAAGAAAAAGTATTACGCCTATGTAACCAAGGAGGGCGGTATTGGATTTACAAACAAGTTGGACGCTGATGGAAACGTAGTAGCCAATAGAGAAACCAGTAGCGAGTGCAAGTTTATAGTGATGTGGTTAAAGAGAGATTACTTGAATTACTTTGGTTTATACGTCAACCCGAAAGTACAAAACAAAGGCACTCGCAACAAGACAGAGCGAAACCTTAACAACGTGCCATTCGGTAAGATGACACCTGCTGAGAAGATTAGATTCATAGCAGAGAAATCACAAGAGGACTTCATCAAGAAACACTTCAAGATCACTAAGATCAAGTAACACTTGTTGTATGTTGTGTGTTGTGTGTCGTAGAACGAATTGTTCTACGACTTTTTTTTATCTTTTATAAGGAGTATGTTATGCCAGTATTAGCAATTAAAACAAAATCAAAAAGATTTGATAGACGCACGTTGACTGGAACAACTGCCAATGTGTATGCGAATAAACCATGGGAGGATTTAGATTACTCCATGGAATGTGCGAGAGAACTTGCGGAAACTTATTTTGATTCAGGTTGTACTAGAGAAGAGATCCCCGTTGAAGTGACAGCCATGTTTGATGAGCTAGAAGACAGGATCGAACGCCATGATGCTGTACTACAACGTAAGGACTACGACATCTGGATCAGTAAGTTTCGTAAGCTAAAGCAGGCATGTGGTCGTCTGTTTAGTAAGCTAAAGCAATTCATGTGGGACGACATGGATCGCATTGATCGAGGGTTTGTTTATGTGATGTTGATATATGCAGTCGTATGTTTTGTAATCTTTTATTAAGGAGGAAAGTAATGGCATCAAATACCAGAAGTTCTAACACAGCCGTACTCTTACGGCTCAAGCAGTACAAGATGGAAAACCCCGTAGAACAATCTTGTTCTACGGAACAGAAACCAATCCTAGAAACAAGCTGGGAAGATGTAAAGAACAGTTGTACCAGAAGAGAACCATCAACCAAAAGGAGTAAGTAATGAAAGCAATAACCAAGCGTGACAGCAAACGTCGTGAAGTTAAGAACCCTCGCATTCGTGAGCAGAACAAAGCACGATTCTTATTCAAACAAAAGCAATACAAGATGGAAGAGGAACTATACTGTTCCTGAGCGTACGCTGTGGTACGTCCTGTATCACTAAAGTGTACTTTTGTCCTGCGTTTAGACAACTTGTCAAACAAAGTGGGCTACCTGAGATCAAGCACCAGTAATGTCTAGTCCAGAAAATGTCCACTATAATATAAGAAAATATAAATTATATATATATATATAGAGGGGTAGACAAGTGGACACTTTTTTTTCTGTCCACTTACCCAAAGTTTCCCTACCCCCTTTGTTTTTTTATTTTCCCATGTTTTGGTGGACACTTTTGCCCTTAGCCCTTACTGACAGTACATCTTAACTTACCCACTTCGTTTGACAAGTTGTCTAAACCGTGGACATTTTTGGAAAAAAGTGGACACTTGCCCACTTACCCTATGATTTTCCCGTCGAACATCCTGTTCTACGGATTAACCTGCGTTACCTGTAACGCAACTTTACTAAGGAGTACAAGTATGAAAACAAAGCGTTTAATATCTAACAAACAACAATGGCTAGTGGATCGAGAGTTTGTTGAACTCGTTCATGAAATAGCTTTTGGAGATAGTGCTATCGACAAAGATTATTCTAACGAGGAGGTACTAGTACGACTCAATGAGTTTGCCCATGAATCAAATAAGCTAGAAGCAATACAAGAGTGTTGCAGGTTTGAAACTGACGATCCTGATGCTGAACTTATAGGTTTGAAACTGACGATCCTGATGCTGAACTTATGCGAACAGATACTAAAGGATTTGCTGACAAAATGGCAGGGCAAGGTATGTCTGACATAGAGATTGGTATTCACCTAGGTTTACTAGAGAAAGCAGACAGGATCATGGCAATAATTAAAAGAGAAGGAGAAGTAACATGAAAACAAAGCGTTTAAATACGGCTAAAGACTTAGCTACATGGATACAAAAAGAAATAGATAAAACCGCTGTAACAAACCCTGATGGTTCTGATGGTATGTCTGACGGAGAACTATTAGATTACATTTATGATACTTGTAAAAAAATAACTAAAGGAGGACAACAATGAAACACCTTGAACGTGCATTACCCATCATACTATTACTATTAACTTTATTAGTTACTGTAATGTTTATGTATGATATACTTAATTCTACGTTACATAACGTAGCTTGTAGAACAGACTGTTACACGAAAGGAGAATAAAGATGCCTAGAGATTTTGAAATTCATAACTTATCTAATTTAACTGAAGAAGAACTGTGGGAATCTGTAGATAAATTAAAAAGTATGGTTAAAGGTGAAATAGAATGGCGAGAAGAATGTGCTGAAAAAGAAGCTGAAGAAAAACGGCAACCTTCAGAATGTTTTTTCGATTCTCTAGATTAATTTACTTTAAAAGAAAGGACTTAAAGATGCCTAAAAAAAGAGAAATACCTTTGTGGATGGATACTATGGATGACAGTGACTTTATGACTTTCCAAGATGATTTTTATAATTTGCTTGAAAAGTATGGAGTGGCAGATAATCAAGCCATAAATTGTGAACATAAAAAATGGAACAAAATATGTTCACTTAGAAATAAAGTTTGTGAGTTTATCGAAAAAGAAAACTGGAAAAATAAACAGAAAGAAAGGGAAATAAAAAATGATAAGTAAATTTAAATACTGGCGTGACATGGTATGTGTGGGTGTAGGTACGTTTCTGGTACATCAGCAATACGTGTATTGGGAGCAACCATTGGACTACTACTTACCCGAAGGTGTAGACCCTGCGGTCTATCTCGACTACGAAGGTAAGTTAGTAGTCATGTGCATCGGAGCGTTTGTTTTGTACACATTAATTAATGTGCTAAAAGCTACATTCGGTAACGTAGCTATAAAGGTGAAAGAAAGACTATCTTTCGCAGCCAATAAATCTGTACGTAGAAGAAAAGGAGAACAACTATGAGAAGATCATATCCTATCTGGATTAACGTAGAGGATCACGGCACCTACAAAACTAGTAAAAGTTTTGGTGGTGGAAATAAACTAACACTTGAAGTATGTGTGGGTACATCAGGTACAAACTCGCATGAATTTTGTACGATAAAGATTGAGCGTGAGTCACACTCTATAGGAGCAACATTTAGGTTGTCCGTAGATGGACACGAGTACAAGGCATCCGTAGTAACAGATAAAAAAGAGTACGTTCCTGAGCGTGAAGTAGTAACCACGTTGAGTAGCGATGGAAAATTAACCAGACTAGATAAGTAAAGGAGAACAACTATGAGTAACACAGTTTACATCATTGATGACAAGGGAAATGTAGAATCATTTACTGATGTCATTGCATTAATGAAGTATCTCGATTCAGAATTTACCCTCGGCTGTTTGCCTGATGACCACACATGGACAACATCAGATAAATGGAGGAGGCGGTGGAGGAAGCAAGCAAAAGAAGTTGCACAACAAAAAGGAGAACAGAAATGATAAAAAAGAAAACCATGAATTACAATGAAGCTAGGGACTATGCGTACGCAAGTATTCTAACCCCTAGACTTGGGCATCAAGAGTATTCCCCAGTAGCTTTTATTTTTGTTGGGCTTATGGGTACTGCCAAGAGTGCTATGCTTAAAGAGGTAGCTGACATACTTGTAGCAAAGCACGGATACCTTAAATCTTCGTTTGATCTCTCTGTTAGTAACTCAGCTAGTGTAGCTGGCCCAACTGTTGACAAAGAATCAGGGCAGTGGGTAGAAGTACCCAACAAGCAAACCAAAGTGTCAAACACTAATTGCTATGGTGTAGAGGGATCGAAACCTGTTATTGTTTGTCGTGAAGAGGTAGGTAAAGCTGACCTGCCTTTCATACGAGCGTTTGCCAGAGAATCATACGACAAGATGGCAGGCTCAACGCAATACCCAGAGAACAGTGCTTTTCTGGGTACATCAAACCTAGCATCAGAAGAGTTGGGAGATGCCATACCTAAGAATCTCAGGAATCGTGTTTGTATTATTGAGGTATCGGCTGATGCTGATGTATCGCTACAGTATGCTATCTCTATGAAGTGGGAGTCTGAGTTGATTGCAACTATGAGCTTTGTCAAAGATGAATTGTTTGCATCGCCTAGCGACTACGAGCTTGGCGGTAAGTTCTCACACCTAGACATTGAGAAGAACCCTTACAAATCTACTCAAGCTCAAGCAGAACAGGAAGCTACCATGCGATCTCTTGAGCAAGCTAACCACGAGCTAAGAACATACAAGGCACAGACACTGATTGATGATGTACCCAACCCTGTGTATCAGGACTTGCATCTGATGGAGGTTGCACTCTATGGTTCAGTCGGTAGTCATTTTACTGAGCAGTTGGTTCAGACCATACGGCATGGTAAAGACATGGTATCTCTTGATGACATACGTAAAGACCCAGAGACAGCGAAAGTATCTACTGGCAATTTGATTACACATCACATTATCATCATGCAGATGCTCAACAATACTCAGACACCTGATGATGCGTATGCTTTCCTGCGTTACTCTAAGCGTTTGCATGATAGTGCAACAGCTTTGTTTGTGTCATACATCAATGACAGACATGGAACATCTACTGCTTCGGCATGGTACACAGGTGGTCCATGTGCCACATTGTGGCGTGAGTTAGTAGAGAAGTTCATTACCTGTATCCCAACTAAGTAAAGGAGACAACATGAGTATAGTAACTATCCAAGAAGATATATCAAATGCAGTAAACATGAATCAGATTGAGATTCAAAAGCACCCTGTATATTCTTCTGTCTTATACGTTCAATGCCCGTTCATTGGTAGATTTATTTTTACTGATAGCGTGGAGACTGCCGCCACTGACGGCATGAACGTGTTAATCAATCCTTTATTCTTTCTCAAACAAAATCCAAAACAACGACGCTACATTCTACTACATGAGGATTGGCATAAGATCAAGTTTGATACACATCCCATGTACGCAGCGTACGTTGCTCTATATGGACACGCCATTGTAAATATGGCTCAGGACTTTTCTAACGACTCTGATCTTCGGTTGATGGACAAAGACTTTGGTACACGTAATGCGTTCATTGAGTACCCTGACGTAGGTGAGGGACGATCTGTGTTGGATGACCCTAAATATGATGGTATGTCGTTTCAAGAAATCATACTAGCGTTCACCAAGAAAGATGATGACACTAAGAACAAGATCGACCCAGAGACAGGGGATCTTATCAATCAAGATACAGGAGAAAAAGTTGAGAGCTACGATCAACATGATCCATTACCTGTGGATGCTGATGATGTAGAAAGCATACAAGCTCATGCAGATGCTATTCAAAATGCTGCGGCTGATGGTGAGATGATGAGTTCTCGTATGAAACGTAGTGCAGGGCTAGATGAAACAGGCAGTCCGTTATCTTATGCCTTGCGTAAACGTCCTGTTGATTACAAGTCTATGATTCTTGAGTTCATGCAAGAGACAACAAAGGGATATGATCGTGAAACATATTTACCTAGTGATGTTTTGTTTCAAGATCACATCATGCCTACTTACTACAATGAAGCTGCTGCAAACATTGGTATCTTCTGTGACTCATCATACTCTATGAATGACATCATGGGTATTGTAGTAGGCCAAGTAGAAAACATCTGTAAACAAATACCTGCCAAAAAGATTCAGGTTCTATGGTGGGATGACAGTGTTGAGAAACAGCAAGAGTTCAAGGCAGGTAAGTTTAAAGATGTTGTATCAGATTTAGAACCAACAGGTGGGGGCGGTACTAACCCATGCTGTGTAGTAGATTACGTCAAGCTCAAGCAGTACAAGTTTGATGCAGTAATTTGGATAACTGATGGGTACTTTTATTACATGCCGGATCAGTTAGCCAAACGTGTCCTGTGGTGTGTGATTGACAATCCAAGATTCAAAGCACCGCATGGCAAAGTAGTACACATTAAATCTTAATAAGAAAGGAATCAACTATGTTAACAAACACAAATGACTTCGACGTAGTAACAACCAACTCATCAACTGACGTAGAACAATCTGTTCCACAGAGTACACCACAGAACACTGAGTACAAGTTACACAATTACTTTTCTATCATTCAGTTTAGTGAGAGGTGTCCACAGTACACACGCAAAGACAGTACAGAAACAGCAAAGGTCGTGCGTGATACTGGTGCTAAGGATGATGCAGCGATTGTTACCAAGAGATTGTTCTGTAGTGATACAGCCCAGAAGTATCTATCAAAGATAAAGGAGGTCAACAAGAAAGCTAAGGAGCTTGTTGCTAATACAGGTGTTCCGTTTGCATTCAAGGGGCAACAGCTTATTCCAAACACAGAGATACTCAATGTGGAGCAGCAGTTTGTTGCGTTGCAATCAGAGTATTTTGCAGCAGTGACTGATCTGGTAGATGCGTACCCTACCATTCGTGCAGAAGCAGCCGTTGATCTAGGCTCTATGTTTGATGCAATAAAGTTTCCGTCTGAGTCCAGAGTTCGTGGGGACTTTGCTTTTGATTACAAGATTCTTCCTATCGCTGCTGACAATCCTTTGTCAGAGTGTGAGACAGAGAACCAGAGAATCGTAGCGCAGAGTCAGAAACGTATGATGCAGCAGGTGATAGACGACAACAGTGCTAGAGTTCGTAAGCATATCAAGGGTGAGTTAGATCGTATCATTGACCAGTTCACACCACACAAGGATGACAAAGCAAAGCAAAAGAAAATATCGCAGTCACTGTTGACTAACAGTAGAGCGCACTGCGAGACTATCCAAAAGTTTTCTGTGTTGTTTGAGCAAGACCCTGAGATATTCAAGTTGCAAGCTAAGATACTTACTTTGTTGGACAAGATGGAGAAGTTTGCAGGCACTAAGGTGGACAAGAAAACTGGTGAGCTTACGCTTGATGGACTCAAGGGTGAAGATGGTTTGGGCGCACGTAACGTATTGAAGATCGAAGCTACTAAGATTCGTGACGCTTTTAGTTTCTAAGAAAGGAGTACACATGACCGGAACAAACAAGCAAGACAAGCAGGCCACTATGCCAAAAGACAAACAGGTGTTGTATGACACCTGCTTTGTTCAAGCTAATGGGTGGCTAAAGTTTAATCAAGTTTTACACAAGCATTGGCTAAGCCAACAACCAAAAGAAAAGGAGAACAACAATGAGTAAAAAAGACATTGATTTAAAAGCGTGGTTTTCGCAAAACGGCATTTCAATTCGTTATGAGTGGATGTCTCTTCAAGAGTACGAGATAAATGGTTATCGACAAGCGTATGTTACTGCTCGTGTAAAAGCCAGTAGTTTTCAAAACGCTCGTGAACAAGCGGAAGAAGCACTTCTTAATAGTGAGGATTATCTTTTAGAGGAAGTGTTTGGGACAACTTATGTTAGTCGATGTTCGGATAATAAAACCAAAACGTATTGCACCAGTCTTTGAAAAGGAGAACAACTATGAGTAAAAGATTAACAGGTGAACGACTACGTAAACAACTGGTTAAACGTGGTGTCAATGAGTACGTTATAGAACAGCGTGTGGTTGAAAGTCGTAAGGCAGGCAGTGCTAAACGTGCTAACAATATGCGAGATGTTGTGTGGCAGCGTCTGTATGGAGATAGATGGGAAGCTATTGTTAAAACTTTGACAGCCATAAAGAAAAGTTGTTACTACGAAATTGCATCTTGGAAGATGAGTGATATCATCAACGCCCCTACTACTGAGTACGCAACTCTATTATGTGGTGCGTTGAAGTTTCATCTTCGCAAGTTACAGGAGATAAAGAAACAATGGAAGCCCCTCAAAGATCACGACGACTACTTACTACATGTAGCATTGGATGTGTTTAGAGATGAGCAATTAAACGTAGCGCACATGCGACTTTGTAAGTATGAACAGAACAGATTGCGTGAGCCTAGAAAAAACAAGGTAGGGTTGCTGTTACTAAGTGACATGGCTACAAGCCCGAAGTATAGACAGGCGAGGGAGGATTTATATGTCAAGAATGAGAGCGTATCTACACGCACGTAATGTACAAAAGAAAGAAAAGTATTTCACTAAGAAGAGACAAGGGCGTGTTCAACAAGGACGAATGTGGAAGCGCAATCAACGTCAAAGAAAAGGAGAGTGAACTGAGTGCGTACGTGAGAGAACAACTTAGCAAACTGTTCTCTTGCGGTCTGTTTATATTACGATTACAATTAAGTTTAACTATAAGAAAGGAGAACTTATGCGACCGATTAAGGTTCTTGAGTTACAAAACAAACACGAGGTAGATTTAATAGCTACCTGTGTGCTTGATGTACTGAGTGATTTCAAAGGCTCAGTATCCACACAAACTCTGGTAGATGAGTGTAGTCAGGACGGCGTGTCCTCCCCTGCTACTACCAATAGAAAAATTAGTTTATTAAAAGGTAAGAAGTTTATTGACAGTAAGTTTATAAAAGATAAACGCCAGATACTAATTAAAGTTTCTCCTATTGGAATGAACTATCTAAAAGAATGGGAGAAAAATCATGCGTGAAAGATCAAAGATTAAAGAAAGAATTGTAGCGTTTATTAATAGTAATCCAAAGCCTGATGGGTACGTTCCACAATTTTTTGTTGGAACATTTACTAGTGACGTTCCTTATTGCCGACATTTGTTATTAGCGTTAGCAGAAGAGGGTAGAGTAATTAAACGCACTTACAAAGCAGCTAACAATAAACAAGGCTATAAGTTTTTTGCTACATCTCAAGGAAAAAATTCGTTTGGAGTTATGGGTATGGATAATTTCATCAGCCCTTCTATATTTTCTAACAATAACGTAGAGCCGGACTTTGATTCTATAATTAATTCTAAAGAGTGGGCTAAGTTTGTGACAGGAACACGCATACATTGTCTAATGGGCGAAGCATCAAAAAAAGCAACGATTAATATTTTAAAAAAGGTAGCTAAATGACACACATACTATCTTTTGTTTTTGGGGCAGTGCTTATTTTATTCTTCATGGAAATGAATGTGGGGCAGATGAAATCCCACTGGCAATACGCTTATCAAGTAGGGCGTGATGATGGGTACACATTAGGTAAAGCTGAACACGAACTTTCGCATGAACAAATGGTGTATGAATGTGAACGGCTTCACTGGGAGACTCTTGATGGGAAGCCAAGATGACTGACATAAACAAATGGTGTCAATCTTGCCAGCAATACAAAAAGCCAGAGCTGGGCAAATTTATTCTTCGAGGTCGAGTTAAGCGGTGGTCATGTACTAACTGTATCAATAAAATGTCAGAGTCTTATTTAAAAAGGAGTGCTTAATGACTAAGTTAATTAAAATGGACGGATTGGACAAAGCCCTCATTGGTCGCTCTTGTATTTGGGATTCTTCTGGCAGGCAAGAAGATCGCCTTGTGTATTCTGGCGAAAAGATTGTTGCAATTTTAATCGCACGAGATGGCATGACTGCTGAAGAAGCGATGGAATATATTGAGTTTAACATTGAGGGTGCGTATGTTGGAGAACAAACCCCTTGTGTAATGTGGTCACAATTTATGGACGACTTAGAACGTGACTACGATGTATACCGAGAGGAAAAACCTAAAAAAGATGATTGAGCCACGAATCTATTGCAAAACGTGTGGCGAGTTTAAACGTGTTGGTTATTATGGTGGACGAAATAAAAATGGTTGGGTATGTAAAAGTTGTCACAACAAAGAAAGGAATAAAACAAATGAACGACAAGATCGCAGGGAAGTTTAAAGATAGTATAGGTAGCGCACTAGACAAAGCAGATAAAGATTGTGATGAAATATTAACTGATGCTGCTCGACAGATTGCTTTAGATTTGGGAGATGGTTTTGGTATCTCAGAAAAAGAACACGTAGGCTTAAACATATCACCTATAACACAACCAAAAGTTAAATCTATTCTAGTAGCTACGCCCATGTATGGTGGTATGTGTACAGGGCATTACACTATTGCGTTGATGAACTCTATTAACATACTCAAGGGTTTACAGGTAGAGACTTTGT